ACCTCGGCTTCACCGACCCACGCTGTGCCTACGGTACTCCCGGAGTCTAAGCAACAAGGGCTGGTGTAAAAAGCCAGCCCTTTTTTTTAAACTGATCAAGCTTTTCAAGGAGAAGATCAAAATGCCTCAATTTAGTGATGACCTCTTTTTGGGCCCAGCCCAAACTTACATGGGTACTGGCCCAACCAACACCGAAGCTGTGTTCGCTGGTTCTGTATCTGGAACAACTTTAACAATTACCGCACAACTGTCTGGTGATCCACTCGTTTTGGGTCAATACATCGGTGGTACTGGTGTGACTGCTGGTTCATATGTGACCGCATTCGTAACTGGTTCAGGTGGTGCTGGTACTTACACACTCAGTGCGTCTTCAAGCGCAACTGGTGCAATCAATGTGTTTGCCTCTGGCAACGCTCTGTTGGGCGATCCTGCTCCAATGGATTTGGGTGTTGGCCCTATGGGTCGTACATTCATGTGGGATGTGATTCCACAGACTTTGCAAGCCGCTAACATCGCCGCGTCGCAAACCCCTGCGGCCGCTGGTAGCTTGACTTTGACTGCTGGTACTTCTGCCAAGTCTTTTGTTCGCACTGATGGTACAACCGTGATCCAGTTGGATTGCGCTCGTGCAGTAAGCGTGACGACCTCAACAGCCGCAGCAACAACTCTTGCAGGTGTTGCAATCACTGGCACAGGTGGTCAAATTTCCTTTACCTCGCAAACTGGATTGGTAAGCGGTCAACGCTTGACTATCTCTGGTACTTACGGTGGTACTGGTTCGATTACTGGTTACACAAACCCAACAACCTACATCTTGACTGCGGTTACTTCAACTACTGCTACGCTGACAACTACAGCGGGAGCGGCGGTTGTGACTACTGCTGGTACTCCAACAGGTTTGACTTACACCTTGGGTGTGTCTCCTGTGACCGTGACAGTGTCTGGTTGGGATTACTACGGTCAAGCAATGAGCGAAGCGATCACATCAAGCGCCTCTGTTAGCACCGCAGTAAGTGGCAAGAAAGCCTTTTACCAAGTGTCTTCAATCAGCGTTTCTGGCGCTACTGGTACCGCAATCACAGTGGGTACTACCGATGTTCTCGGTATCCCAGTTCGTGTAGTGGACGCTGGTTACATCGTTGGTTTGGGTTGGGCAAATGCTTTGGCTCGTGATGCAGGCACTTTTGTCGCCGCAGACACCGCAACTGCAACCACCACTACTGGTGATGTTCGTGGTACCTATGTGCCTTCGTCTGCATCAAACGGTATTCGTCGCTTGGTAATGACTGTTGGTTGTAACGCAATCATGGTCGGGCCTAACGCAACCCGTGTTGGCGCTCTTGGCGTAACCCAAGCTTAATAGGAGGCAGTCATGGGTCAATTTAAACCAATGGTGAAAATGTTCACCGATGAGCCTTCAGTAATCCTGAAGCTCAAAAAAGGTGGCAAAGTAGGTTCTAAGGCTGTTAAACAGTCCGAAGGCTTCAAGTCAATGGCAAGCACCAATGCTAAGACTTTTGAAGGTGCTGAGGACGGTGTAGCTCCTAAAAAGCCTTCCATGCACGCACGCATGAAAGCGATGAACCCTAACCAGTACAAAAAGGGTGGCAAGGTAGCTCACAAGCAACTGGGTGGCGCTATGTCACCTATGTCTGCTGTAACTCCAGCAACTCCTGTACAACCTATGCAACCGATGGGCAAGGCGGCTCTAAGTGCTATGGCACCTCAAGCTCGTAATGCTCGTGCTATGGCAGTGCGTAAAGCTCTGACTGGCATGAAAAAAGGCGGTTCTGCATGCGACGCTCTCATGAAAGAGTTGAAGCACCACGAGTCTATGTCTGCATCAAAAGCTCATGGCAAAGCCTCTGGTGGCGCTATCGACAAAGCTGAGACTAAGACAACCATCGAAGGTAATGCTGGCAAGTACGCTAAGACCAAGATGGATACCTCCAAGAAAGATCGTGCTCACGGCACTGGTGAAATCAAGGAAGGCAAACCTGCTGGCTACAAAGTCGGTGGATCTACCATCCCTGCTGACACCAATGAAAAGGTGAACAAGGGCAAGATCAAGATGCGTGGCACCATCGAAGGTAACGAGAAAGACTATGTCAACACTGAGATGCACACTGCCAAGAAAGACAAAGCTCATGGCACTGGTGGCATCAAAGAGCAAAACGCTGGTGGGTATAAAAAAGGTGGCAAAGTCCCCGGTATCGGTCGTGCAATAGAGCACGATGGTGACTGGGAAAACCGTCCTGCTGATACCGCACACAAAGGCAAAACAAATGGCACCACTGGTGGCGTTCGTGAAGCCAATGCTGGTGGCTACAAGCACGGGGGTAAAGCCTCAAAAAAAGCCTACGCCACGGGCGGTAATGTCGTAAGTGATGGCAAGGCAGTAAAAATGCCGAAGCACTTCGTCAGCCGTCCCGTGGCAAACAGCCTGCAATCTGGCACCTTTAAAAAGGGCGGTAAGGTCGAGAAAGAGGAGAAGCCAAACCTTCGCCTCGTCAAGACCCATACTGGCCCAAAAGGTCATGTAGCCAAGGTTTACAAAGACAAAGACTGGGGTGAGTACAGAACCAAGTTCTACTCACCAGAAGGTGTACATCACAAGGATTCGGATTCACATACCGATGACGCTGAAGATGCTCACATGACAGCGATGCATGAAGTAAACAAAGGTTACGCCAAGGGTGGCAAAACTAAAAAGTGCTAAACAAGGTCGGGGGGCTTCGGCTCCCCAACTTTATTAAGGAAAAGACATGGGAACATATTCTTCTGCGACTAGGCAAGGCGCATACGAGCCGTTTGAACTACAGGTATCTCGTGGGCAAGTTGATGGTCATACTGCAATAAACATTTTTGGATACAGCGCCGCTGTTGGCTCTTCTGCGCTTGGCCCTTTGTGGGAAGGTTTGACTTTATCTGGTGGTGCATATGCATACCCATCGTCAGCCGCTCCATTAGTGTTGGTCAGTGACTCTGCATCTGACACCACAGCATTGAGCGTTCGCATTGAAGGTTTGGATGCTAGTTATGCACCAATCACAGAAACAATTGCATTGAATGGCACAACCAATGTGACCACAACCAATTCGTTTTTGCGAATCAATTTGATGACTACAACCAATGGTTTGAATGTAGGAAACATCACCGCAAAAATTAGTTCGACAACTTATGCAAAGATCAATGCTGGTATTGGTCAGACACAAATGTCGATCTACACAGTACCAAAAGGGTACACCTTCTATTTGTCTTATGTACAAGCTGATGCAAGTATCGGATTTACATCAAGCAATTACATGAAGTATGTTGAGTACAACAAGGACAATGTGTCTGGTGAGATCAATGTGTTGAACCAAACCACTTTTGTACAAAGCTTGAACATTCCTTACACCTGCCCAATTCCGCACACAGAAAAGACCGATATTCAGTTCCAAATTGTTGCAAACACAGGCAGTCCATTCCTCGCCAACATTTATGCTGGTGGTATCTTGATCAAGAATCCAGACTAAGGAACGATCATGCCTTTGACAAAATCCAAATCCAAAAAGGCTTTTGAGAAGAACATTCGTGCTGAGGTGCACGCAGGCAAACCCGTCAAGCAGGCGGTGGCGATCGCATACAGCGTGAAGCGTAAAGCGAAGAAAGCTGGTGGTGGTCGCATGTCGAGCAATCCTCATGACTACGACAGTGATGTGGACTTTTACGCCGCGCAAAAACGCAACGCATACAACGCAAAGTACCCCAAAGCTACTGTGCGGAGTTCTAGACCGACTGAGCAAGACATTGAATCAGACTTCATGAATCCAGCAGAACGCAGGCTTCGTGCAGAACAAGCTCGTATGGCAAAACAAAAGCCTATGAGCAAAGAACAGGGTTTGGATTTTCTGAAAAAAGTCCGTGAAGGTATGGACAAGATGCATCAGAAAAAAGCCAAAGGCGGTAAGGTCAAAAAACTTTGTAACGGTGGCTGGTAATGGCTAAACAAGGACTATATGCAAACATTCATGCAAAACAGCAAAGAATTGCTGAAGGCTCTGGCGAAAAAATGCGTCGAGTTGGCAGTAAAGGTGCGCCAACTGCTGAAGCGTTCAAACAATCAGCTAAAACAGTAAAAAAGAAAGAGGGCGGTGTCTCTCTTGCTGTTGGTCGTGGTGAGAAATTACCAGTCTCAAAAGGTGCTGGATTGACCGAAAAAGGTCGTGCAAAGTACAACAGAGAAACTGGTAGTCACCTCAAAGCTCCACAACCACAAGGGGGGTCGAGAAAAGACTCGTTTTGTGCAAGAATGAGTGGAGTGGTAGAGCATTCAAAAGGTGATGCTGAAAGGGCAAAAGCGTCGCTAAAACGGTGGAAATGCCCCGGCTGGTAAGGAAAAAACATGGAAAACAAACCAGATATTAAAGTTCGTGCGCTATACACAAAAAGTCTAGGCAAACATCTTAGAACCAAAGAAGCGTACAAGAATGAAGCTAACGAAAAAGCTTATTCTGATGTCGAGAAAAAACACGGCAAAGAAATGCGTGAAAAATTGCGGTCTTTTCATGAAGCTAATGAAAAAGAAAGCATGAAGAGTGGTGGATCAACCAAGCACAAGACTTGCGAGATGTCCACGCATGATGCTAATCCAAAACACAAACATTGCTGGTAAGGAGAAATTCATGGAATACAGTCCTTGGGCAAAGATAAATAAGTCCCCAAAAGAAAAGCAAGCGTTGGTAGACGCTCCTGTCCCTTCTTACAACAAAGAAGCTGTGGACAAGGAAATCAAACGCTCCAAACAAAAAATCGGTTCTTCTGAATCTAAAGCGATCCATTCTTTGCTCAAAGGCAGACATGCTCAAGGTGGGCATATCAACTTGGATCATTGCAAGGTTTCAACACACGACAAGAACTCTAAACACAAAAAATGCTGGTGAGGTAAACCATGGCTTACAGCGGGACTGTTGGGCAAACGGTAATCACCGTTCAAAATTTTATAGATCAAGGTGCCCGACTAGCGGGTAAGCTTGCGGAAGAGCTCACGGTCGAACAAGTGCAGGGTTCTAAACAAGCCCTGTTTTTTGTCCTCAGCAACTTGATCAACCAAGGCATCAACTACTGGGCGATTGGTGAAGAAGTCTACGGTCTGACTCCAGACAAGTACGAGTACAAATTGCCTTTGGGTGGTGTGGATGTGCTCAATGCGCTCTACCGCACCCTTCAAAGACCAACAGGAACCTACTTTTCGAGCTCAGGAAGCGCTTCTCTAGCGTTCGACAGCAACATCTATACATCTGACGCTCAAACCTCACCAAACGGCAATCTAGGCGTTTTATACGCTACTGGTAGCCCAATCTATGCTGGATCGATTGGTATCCTCCCAGCGACCTCTGGATCGTTCCACATCATCCTTGAATACACCTTGGATGGAACAAACTGGAGCACTCTGTACGACACAGGGGTGACGACATGGGTGAGTGGTACTTGGCTTTGGTACAACATCGACCCCGGTCAAACCGCTCAGGGTTACCGCATGCGTGAGACTGGTGGTGGAACACTGAATGTCGCTGAGTTCTTTGTGGGTAACTTCTCCACAGAAGTCACCATGGCTCGTTTGAACCGTGACGACTACACCAACCTACCCAACAAGAATTTCACCGCAAATCAGCCCTATCAGTACTGGTTGAACCGCACGATTCCTCAAGCGACCATCACTTTATGGCCAGCCCCTTCGGATGCGTTTGTCCAAATGACGATCTGGTACTCACGCCAAATCATGGATGTGGGTGACCTGAACGGTCAGTTGGAGATACCACAACGCTGGAATCAAGCGATTCAGTTCTTACTAGCTCATCAGATGAGCTTGATCTTGCCTAGGGTGGAGACACCTCGTATTCAGTATTTGGAAGCTCAGGCAGAGAAATACTTCATCATGGCAGAGAACGAAGAGCGTGATAAGTCACCGATTTACTTCGCTCCAAACATCTCGGTGTACACAAAATAATGCCAAGATTTCTTAACACCACTGGCAATGCAGTAATTGCGATCTTCATTTGCGATCGATGCAAGATGAAGAGACCGATTATTGAAGCCATGCCAGACCCGAACTTCCCCGGTCTGAAGGTGTGCACGCACGGGTGTGCGGACGAGAAAGATCCGTATCGCCTCCCTGCAAGAAAGACAGAGCGGATCACTTTGCAATTTCCTAGACCAGATGTTAGCGTTGCATCTAACGACGACGGTTTGGTGGTGACACCTACGGGAACCAATATCCCCGGCGGAAACCCCAGCGAGTTGTATATCAGCACTGAAGGAAACACTCAGACTCCAGAGCAAACTGGCAACAACGACATCATTACACCGAATTCATGACATGGCACAAGTAACGATTACCCAACTACCAACGGCTAGTGCTCTAACAGGCACAGAATCAGTTCCTATTGTCCAAAATGGTCAGACAGTACAGACTACTACGGGTGCAATTTCTGGTGCTGGTGCTCTCAACTATCCATTTTTGACTGTCGGATCAACCGCAGGATTGACTCAGGCACGCTATCTGACAACCAGCTCAGGTTTGTCATTGACTGATAACGGTGCTGGTACAACTTTGCGGATCAACTTGATTGGTACCGCACAGTCTTTAAACAACGCAAGTGCTGGAATCATTGTCAAAACAGGCACAGATACGGTCACCAACCGTTTAATTGCGGTCGGCACAGGCATGACCATTGCCAATGCTGATGGAATTTCTGGTAACCCTACTATTGGGTTGACCCAAATTTTGCAAAACATTGCAACGACAAGCTCCCCCGGTTTATTGACCATAAACGGCACCACAATCATTTCCAGCACCATCGCTGGGACTACTAATCAGATTAGTATTGCAAACGGAAACGGTGTCAGTGGATCGCCCACTGTTAGCATTTACCCAAACCCAGTATTGCCCGGTAATGCCTATGTAGGCATCCCTTCAGGTACAACTGCACAGCGTGGTTCACCTACTGCTGGCGCATTGCGCTATAACACAGACACCGCCAGCTTAGAAGCTTACACAGCAACTGGTTGGGGTGCGATCGTGTCTGGTTCTGGTGTGACTACTTTCAGTGGTGGCACTACAGGTCTGACACCGAACACACCGACATCGGGCGGTATTATTTTGGATGGGGTTTTAGTCCCAACCAATGGTGGTACTGGCGCAAGCACGCTGACAGGTTATGTGTACGGCAACGGCACAAGCGCTATGACAGCGTCTACAACCATTCCAACGACTGCGTTGAGTGGTACGGTTACCAATGCACAAATCGCTAATCCACAAGTCACCTACAACGGTGTCACAGTGGCTTTGGGTGCGTCAGGGACGATTACT